CGTCCAGGGTCTGCGAGACGCTGCGCTCGGCAAGCTCCTCCGGCTTCACCGTCGTGGAGTCCACCCTGCTCGGTACCCCGGGCAAGGCTGCCGCTGTCGGCTACCACCGCAGCGCGCTGGGTTACGTCAACCAGATCGAGAAGATCGAGGCTCTGCGGAACCAGACCAAGTTCGCGGACATTGTCCGCGCGCTGCACGTCTACGGTGCGAAGACTGTCCGTCCGGACGCCATGGCGTCTTGGACTGCCTGAGTCCATCAGCAACTAGTCAGAGAGGTCGTGCGTCATGGTTCTAGTACCGCTGGCCGTTCCGTCCGACCTCTCTGGCCTGCTGGGGGTCTCGGCTTACACCGGGGCTAAACTCGCGCAGGCGACCCTCTGGCTTCAAGCTGCCTCGGATGAGATCCGGTCGGTCCTTGGCCAGCAGATCACCCGCGGCTCGACCACGGCGATCCTGCCCGGCGTCGAGGACTACTGGCTCGAACTCCCCCAACTGCCCGTCGTGTCGGTGGAGTCCGTGGCGATGGACAACGGCCTTGTGACTGATTATCGGCTGATCCAGAACAAGCTTTACCGCTGGTATGGCTGGCAGGACCTGTTCATCATCTTCGAGCCGCGCACCGTCTCAGTGGCATACACGCACGGGTATGCGACGGTCCCTGGGGACCTCGTAACACTGTGCTGCTCCTTGGCGTCGGTGGGCATGGCTCAGGCCGCTACGGGCTCACTGGGGCACGTTCCCGGCATGACTAATGAGGCCATCGACGACTACAAGGTGGGCTGGGATCCCGCGGCGCCTCCGGTCATCACGATCCCGGCAGCCACGATCGCAAGGCTGCGGGCGAAGTATGCCGGTGGTGGCGTCACGGCTGTGGTCTCGTGAGCGTCCAAGGCGCCCTGGCGCGCGGTCGCGCGGCGCACCTTCAGGTCATGCTCGATACCTGCATCGTTCAGCACCCAACCGGGCAAGCCCTCGACGCCAACGATGTGTTGGTTCCAACTTTCACGACGGTCTACACGGGCCAGTGCCGGGTCAAGGCGTTTCGTATGGGCCATCAGACTGAGGCTGGTCAGGTTGCGATCCAGATGCGCGGCTACGACGTGCAGATCCCTTGGGACGCGCCCGGACAGGTCCTCCGCTCTGACGTTCTGACGGTCACGGCATCAGATGATGCGTGGGTGGTCGGCCGCCCGCTGACTGTGACCGAGGTCAACTATTCGGGGTACGCAGACGGCCCGGCACATCTTGGTTGAGGACTACTCGTGAGCATGGAGATTGAGGGCGTCGCCGGGCTCGTCCACGACCTCGAGAAGGCTGCCATCTCGGTCCTGCCTGTGGTCCGGGCCATCGTGGAGAAGTCGGCCGGCGAACTGCGCGACGACTGGAGGACCAACGCCCGCGCGACTGCTGGCAAGCACGGCAAGTTGTACCCGTCGAGCATCACGAGCGAGGACGTGCCGTCGTTCGGTGCGATCACCTACGACGTCGGCCCGGACTCGTCTCGCAAGCAGGGTGGCATGGGTCGGGGCTTCGAGTACGGGTCCGTGAACCAGCCGCCGCACCTTGACGGCCTGCACGCGACTGAGGCCACTGAGCCGCGTTTCCATCACGCAATCGACTTGGCCGTGGAGGGTTTGCTATGAGCGCATCCGTCCCGGCCCAACCTGTCGTTGACGCGATCCTGGCGAAACTCACCACGGATCTGCCAACGACCTACAAGGTGTGTGACGCAGCCGGTCCGCTCACCCCGGCAACGGACTGCCCGTATGTCGTCCTGTACGCGGACGGGGGCGCACCTGAGGGTGAGCCGATGGTCCTAAATCGGTCCCTGACGGGCTCGTTCAGCGTCCGGGCTGTTGGGCTCACCCCTGACCAGTCGAGGCGCGGAGGCGACCGCGTGCGGGCTTCCTTGCACGGCGCAGCGTTTACCGCTGGCGGTCGTCGCGTCTACGCGTACCAACTGAGCGCGAACTCGGTGGAGCGGGACGACTCCGCTGGCCCGCCGCCACTGTTCGAGCACCTGCTGCTGTTCGGGTTTCGTTCCGACGCCTGACGTACCGCTCGCGCGTGGCGGATGCGACCCAGTACAGGGCGCATCCAAGTATCGCCATCACGACGACGAAGAACACGAGCCCTCTAACCACTGACCATGCGTCGCTGCCCATGCGCGCAAATCTATCGCCTCGGAGGCTCACATGTGGCTGAGATGCAGAAACTCACAATCTGGCCACGAGGCGTCAATCCCCGTGGACCTTGTCGAGATCGGCGCAATGCCGGACTGGGCGCCGATCGAAGGGGCGGAACCGAGCGCGATGCCGGCCGACCCTGTGTACAACACCGCACCACCCGAGAAGTCGGCCAAGTCCGACGAACCGAATAAGGAGATCTGACATGGCCCGACTGCTTTGCGACGGATATACCAAGGTGACGTGGGTTCCCGCGATCGCCTCCATTGCCGCCCCCAAGGCTGCAACCGAACTGCTTGCGGCTGGGTCCGTTGACCTTCAGTCGTTCATCACCCCTGACGGTGTGAACCTGGGCAACTCCGAGGCCACGATTGACGCCTCAGTGCTGGCATCGACTGCTGAGTATGAGAAGCCGGGCCGGTACAAGATCACGATGGACTTCACCATGCAGCGTGACGGTACGCCAGCGTCTGACACGGCGTGGACGACGATGGTTCGCAACACTGGTGGCTTCATTGTGATCCGCCGCTCAGCTCTGGAGAGCGTGGCCTACGCAGCCGCCGATGTTGTCGAGGTTTACACGGTCACGGTAGGCAAGCGAATGATGAACAAGCCGGCCAAGAACTCGCTGGCGACGTTCGTTGTCCACCTGTACGCGTCGGGTCCGGACAACGACGCGGCTGTCGTCGCGACCTGATCCCTCTACGCGGTGGCGGCACTCCCTGACTGGTGCCGCCACCGTCTCACCCCCAGTCAGGAACCCTCCAAGTCAGGAGCAATTCGTCATGTCCGAGCCCAAGCAGCCTCAGGATCACAAGAAGTCCTTTGCTGACATCCTCGCCAGCGCCAAGCCTGTCGTCCGATCCGTCACCCTCTGCCTCGCAGGTGACCTCAACGCCCAGTACGAAGACCTCGCAAGGGAATTGGACGCCGCGATCAAGTCGCCCCGCACAACCCTCGCCGACGTCGGCGCAGAACGGGCCATTGCCGAGAAGATGGAGACCGTCCGCGAGCAGATGACCGAGCACGAGGTCACCTTCCGCTTCCGGGGCCTGTCCTCCAAAGCGTGGTCGGATCTGATGTCCCAGCACCCGGGCCGCACAGGCAAGGAAGAGGCGTTCAACGTCGACACCTTCCCTGACGCAATGCTCGCCGCGTGCGCCGTCGAACCTGAGATGGAGCTCGACCAAGTCCACGAACTCGGCGACGCGCTGAGTAATGCCCAGTTCTCCGAACTGTTCGACTGCGCGTGGGCGTGCAACCAGAAATCCCTCGATGTCCCTTTCTCCGCGCTCGCCTCGCGGCTTCTCCGCGCGTCAGAGACGAGCTGAGAGCAGCACGCTCCTGGGGTGTGCCGCGGGCCGTCTTCCTCGGACGGGTCGTGAAGCGTGGCGAGCCGTTGTGGCTTGACGAGGACCGCTCGTGGGCGTTGGCGCTGATCTCCCACGAGGACGGCACATGTGGCGGGTGCGGCGAACCGCTGTCGGAGACGACCGCGATGAAGGACGGCAAACCTGTCCACGCCTACGAGGTTGACCTACCCGACGTGTGCGGTGGCTGCTCCGCACTGGCCGCCGAACTCCCCCAGTGGGAGGACGACTCGCGTCGGCAGGCGCTGAAGTTTCGGCTCATCAAGAAGACCTAAGGAGGCGTCATGGCAGATCGCTCCGTGGTCGTTCGATTGAGGGCCGATATTGCCGGGTACGCCTCGTCCATGGCTGCGGCTGCGAAGGTCACGGCCGACTTCGGCAAGTCCACGGTGGAGACCGCGGCGAAGCACAAGCAGTCGTGGGACATGGTCGGCAAGGGCATGATGGTCGGTGGCGCGGTCATCGCTGCAGGCATCGCTTTGGCGGTCGTCTCGGCTGCCGAGTTCGACCACACGATGAGCACAGTCAAGGCCAACGTCGACGACAAGTCTGTCCCGTCGATGAAGCGGCTCGCTGATGCTGCCCTGACCGCTGGGAAGCTGACGATGTTCAGCGCCGGCCAGGCCGCTGAGGCTGAGAACGAACTCGCTAAGGCGGGCCTGTCTGCTGCGGACATCACGGGCGGCGCGCTGGCTGCGGCACTGTCTCTGGCCTCAGCTGGTCAGATCGACCTTGCGGCGGCGGCTGAGATCACCGCCTCCACCATGGTCCAGTTCGGACTCAAAGCAAAGGACGCCGGGCACATCGCCGACGTTCTGGCTGCCGGCGCGGACAAGTCTCTCGGTGGAGTCACTGACCTCGCTGAAGGGCTGAAGTACGCGGGTGTCCCTGCCGCCCAGTTCGGGGTCAGCCTCGACACAACGGTGGGCGTCCTGGCCGAGTTCGCGTCTAACGGCATTCTGGGCACGATGGCTGGCACGTCGCTGCGGATGATGATGATCCGGCTGGCGAACCCGACCAGCGCGGCCAAGGATGAGATGAAGCAGCTCGGCCTGGCGTTCTTTGACGCCAAGGGCGACTTCATTGGTGTCTCTGCCATGGCTGGGCAGTTGCACGACAAGCTTGCGGGCCTGACCCAGCAGCAGCGCGAGCAGACGCTGGTCACACTGTTCGGTGCCCGGTCCCTGTCTGAGTCGAACATCCTCTACCGCGATGGCGCGGCCGGGGTCGACAAGTGGACCAAGGCCGTCAACGACCAGGGCTTCGCGGCGTTGCAGGCGGCCACGAAGATGGACAACCTCTCTGGCGACGTGACGAAACTGAAGACCACCTTCAACGTGTTGTTCGTCGAGGCTGGGCAGGGCGCTCAGGGGCCGCTGCGTTCTCTGACGCAGGATCTCACCAACGTCCTGAACACTGTGGCGGCACTGCCCGCGCCAGTGACGCAGGCGATGATTGCCATAGGTGGGATCACCGCCGCGGCGTTGCTGCTCGGTGGCACTGCGATGCTGGCCACAACGCGAATCGCAGCCATGAAGGTTGCGCTCGAAACTATGGGTGTCGAAGGTGGCAAGGCCACCGGGATGATCAAGGGCTTCGGCGTGGCTACCCTCGCAGCAGCGGTCGCGATCCCTATCCTTAGCGCTGGCAGTAACGCGCTCAGCGAGGCGCTCGGGCATTTGGCCCCCGGTGCGAACGAGGCCGGCCGGGCGTTGCTTGAGTTCTCCAACAAGGGGAAGTCCACTGGCGATTCTGCCAAACTCATCAACAATGGCTTCGCTGACCTTGGTGACACCATCAACAACGTCCTCAATACCGGGCTAGGTGGCAGGGTCCGAGCCTTCGGGCAACAGATCGACCCGGCGCACTGGTTCGACTCAGGGTCAGCCACTTCGCAGTCCATCGAGTTCTTCAAGACCCTCGACACCGGCCTGTCAACGATGGTCTCCAGCGGTCACGGGGAACAGGCTGCCGCGATGTTCAAGAAGGTCACCAACGAGGCCACCAAACAGGGTTACTCCTTGGCCATGGTCGCCGACGCCTTCCCTCAGTACTCGGCAGCCGCAACCAGCGGGGCCGACGCAGCCAGCAAGGCAGCCGGTGCCGCCGGCAACATGACCGCGGCGCAGAAACTCAACGCGTCGGCGATGGCCGATCAGGCGAAGGCTGCTGACGAGGCGACCAAAGCCAACGACGCTCTGGTCAAGTCGATGGAAGCCTACGGCTCGCTATTGGCTGGCCAGCGTGACGCTGTTCGCGGGTACTACTCCGCAGTCGACGCAGCTTCGGCGGCACTGAAGGCCAACGGCAAGACCCTTGACGTGACCACTCAGAAGGGCCGCGACAACCAATCTGCCCTCGATGCGATCAGCACCTCGACTCTGAAGATGGTCGCTGAGACGTTCAAGAATCGCGACGCCAACACCAGTCTAGGTTCGGCTGTC